GAAATTAAAAAATCCTTTATCGAGCGGATGCACGTTGCGGATGATACTATCTCACGAAATGTGGTGGAAGAAGATTTGAACTTCATGCAGAGATATGAATATTACAAGGTGGAAAATTCGGGTTTATTTGAAGGTGGCACTCGCGCTACACCGGGTGAATTTGATAATAATTTAGATTACAGATCATTAATTTTGGTTACCACCTCAGAAGATATTGATGATGAAGATGAAGTAAAAGAGGGTCAATTAATCCAAAACACCTATCAAGGATTAAAATATATTGGCTTCGATTTGGAACAAAATGGAGTTGAAAATTGCAACGCTTGGTTAAAGCGAATGAATGAAGGTGGAAAAGCTGGGGCGATTAGCAGTATTAGCATGGTGCCTTGGAAAGGCGTTTCTGTTCATCCGGCAGATCATGGGAAATATGAGGTAACTGCTATTTCCGGTACCGCGGTTGTCGATGAAAAAGAATACAACATCAATTATTCAACCCTTGATGACGATTACATTCCGAAAAATAATAAGCTGTTCTGCTGGCCATATCACTTCTTCACCATTACGACTCTCGACGGTCAAAGTTATGACTACAAGTATGAGGATATTATAGAAAGCGATCCAGTTCCCGGCACAACTACGATGAAATTTAAATTTAAATTTGCTTTCGGTACAGACCCTACCTATTTTATGTATCCTTCCTACTATATGAAGTGCAATAATAACTACGATTACGGTATCAAACTTTCTGGTTTTCCAAAATGCAATTGGAACTTTGGTGTATGGGAGAACTACTATGCACAGCAAGATACCAATATTACCTTGAGTATGTTAGCTTCGGCATTAGGTTCGGTATCTTCCGCTTCTGGTTCTGTTGTTAGTGGCGCCGGAAGCAAAAAAGGGCTGGGAGTCGAAACCGGTTTAGCTATTGCTCAGGCGGGTTTAGGTACATTGCAGGCCGGCCTTTCTACTTTCGGCGGATTATCCGTAGTCAAAAGCCAACCAGACCAGAGCAAAGGCGCAAACAATGTCGGCGGCGTGAATTACAACATGGAAACAATGGATTTTTGGATTATTCATAAAAGACTGCATTGGGGTTATGTTGTAAAAATTGATGATTACTTCACCAAGTTTGGATACCGTGTCAATAGTACCGGCGTCCCAAACTTGCACACTCGAAAATATTGGAATTACCTGAAGTTAGATCAGCCGTCGGTGACCGGTAACATGCCTGTTGGAGATATGCGTATGATTAAGCAGATTTTAACCAACGGAATCACGTTTTGGCATACCACCGACGTCGGAAATTATGATCTAAATAATAATGAAGGAGTGTTAGGACATTGAAAAACCGAGGATTGCCTTTAGAATGGTCGGATAAAACCATTCTGCGAATGAAAAACGCGATATTTCACGATTATTACAATCGTATTCGAAATATTGCATTATCTCGCTATGAGTGGAGAGATCTTCCAGAAGATATGAATGAAAGATATATCGAATGGTTGCTATTTTACAACGGAAAATGTGTCTTCTTTTACGATGAAATTCTGGAAAAATATCTCTCGCTTCAATGTACGACTACCGGTGAGATGGATTTTTATAATCTGCCGAAAAAAGTCACAGCGTATAGTACAAATGTAAATTATACCTACAAAGAATTGGATATGAAAAACTGTGCTCTGTGTTTCAATAATTTAAGCTGGTTACCCGATGAACCGACCGCTTATCTCTTCGCACAGAAATTGACCAGTATTGAAATGAATATTCTTTCCAATGTGGAATTGCAAAAGTTCGCACTGATTGTCAAAACACCAGAGAAAAAGAAACTTACCTATAAGAATCTGATGCAGAAGTTCTTTGGCTATCAACCGTTTATTATGACTTCGGAAGGAACACCGATTGATAACATTGAAATTTTGAATCAAAATATCCCGTATATTGCGGATAAGTTACAGATTCAAAAGATTAATACGTGGAAAGAAATGTTATCTGCCTTTGGTATCGTTACCCCAGCATCGGAAAAGACCGAGCGTCTCGTATCAAATGAAGTAACCGCTGGGTTAGGTTATTCCGAAATGGCGCAGAATGTAGGTCTTGTTTCTCGTCGGCAAGCAGTAGAACATTTCAATGAACTTTTTGGTACGAACGTATCCGTAGACTTTCGTTCCAACCTTTACGCAGATATTCTCGGAGAAAATATACAGGGTTATACTTATAATACCCATCAGGATAATCCAGAAGATGATACTTTCTCTACGCAAAGAATTGCACGGCAGTCTAAGGGGGTGAGCAGTAGTGAGTAGCACAACAACTATGGTGCGCTGGTATTGCGAATATTTATATAACCAAGTAATTAATGACAATACCAAACCCCCAAATAATTGGGTCACGGATGTAAATACCATCATCCCCGCCGTATGGGAAAAGATCTTCTATGATTTTCCCATCTGGGAAGAATCCTATCGTCCTACCCTCTGTCAAAAGATTTTACGACATTATTACTTCCGGGAAATTGGTGAAGAAACTGTTGAATTTTGGAAACTACGTTTACAGCAAACCCTCGGCGAGATCATGCCGTACTATATTCAACTGTGGGAAACAACACAAGTAAAATATGAAAAACTTTGGACAAGAAACTACATTGAAAAATATCTCGGAAATGAAAATCGTACCGAAGACAAGACATCAAACGAATCAAGCGACTATCATGACACTGCGACAACTTCTGATACAGCAAATACGTTAACTGATTTTACCGACGATGCCAAGACCAATATCAAACAGACGGGAAAAACACATGACGAAGGTACCAGAACTTATTCCGAAACGGTAAAAGATGTGGCATCCAACACCCCGATGAATCAGTTAACATGGAACGATCTGGAAAATAATCTATATGCCACCTCAACAGATTTTCGTTCCACCTCTGGAAATGAGAACACAACGAATGACGGTACCTCAGAAAATACAACGGATCAAACCTATAACGATACTTCAAACACAAAAGTTGATTCTACTTATGATCGTCATTTTACCGATGAAAATAGCCGTGATACGGACTATACTCATAACGTCAAGGGTAAAACGAATACTGATTATATTCGTGAAATCACCGGTTGGGACGGTGTAAACCCGAACGATCTTATTTTAAAGTGGAGAGAAACCCTTTTAAATATTGATGTGATGATTATTGAGGAGCTGGAAGATTGCTTCCTCGGTGTATATTATTAGGAGGTAACTATGAGATATTTAAACCCACTTCGCTATATCCACTATCATACACAGTTAGCCATTCCGACCATCTATGATGATTCTCTCTCGTTTTACGAGATCATGAATAAGACGAATCTGCACTTTAATGAAGTGATCAATGACATGAATGAGAATTATGAGATCATTGATAAAGCGTTTCAAGAGGTTCTTGAACAGACCAACAAATGGATGGAAGAAGCGAAAGCGCAAGCAGACCGAGCAGAACAGGAAGCGAATAAATCTCAAGCGTCCGCAGAAGCTTCTCAGCAAGCCGCAGAAGACGCAAGAAATCAGGCAAATCGTGCCGCCTCGGAAGCGGATCGCGCAAAGAATGAGGCGGATAATTCCGCCGCTTCTGCTGTAGAAGCCCAGAATCAGGCAGACAGAGCATCTTCGGAAGCGGATCGCGCCCACACCGAAGCAGAAAACGCAAAAGCACAAGCTCAAGCGGCGGCAAACTCCGCACAGGAATCCGCATCGTCCGCGGCCGCATCCGCCGGTAGCGCATCGGAAAGTGCCGCTTCTGCTACCGCTTCACAGAATAGTGCAAACGCTTCTGCCGCTTCTGCTACAGAGTCGAAAAACAGTGCGGATGCTTCGGCCGCTTCTGCTACAGAGTCGAAAAACAGTGCGGATGCTTCTGCCGCTTCTGCTACGGCTTCCCAGAACAGTGCGGTTGCTTCTGCAAACTCTGCTTCACAGGCGGCTCAGTCCGCTACCGATGCGGCAAACTCCGCAAAAGAAGCCGCAGATACTCTGGATGAAGCAAAGGAAACCTTTGTGAAAAAAGCAGGCGATACCATGTCGGGTAAGCTTACCATCTCTTATGGAGGTCTTTCTGTCGATGGATCCGCTGACATATCAGGAGATCTTAACACGGGTCGGTTACAGGTTGGTAAACCCGGCGATCATAGGGATACCCATTTATACGGAAATCTTTATCTCAATGATATGTTAAACATGAGTATTGGTAGCAATGTTGCCCTTAAATTTACTAACCTTCAAGATGGATTGAAACTTTACGCTCCTTTATCGTTTGAGCCTTCTCCATTGAGAATTTCAAATGTGGGAAATCCTCAGAATGATTTTGATGCTGTAAATAAGCAGACGTTAGATAGTTCTGTGACATCTATTAATTCTTCGCTTAGTCAAGTAAATGAAAAGATTACTTCTCTTACTTCGAGAATGGACACTGCGGAGAGCAATATTGCAAAAAATACTTCTGATATCACTTCACTTACAAGTCGTGTAAGCACGAATGAGACGAGTATCAATAACATTAATACTGAGATCACTAATATTAAACAGGACATTACCACGGTAGAAGGTGACTATGTTAAGAAAGCTGGCGATACCATGACCGGCAATCTCACTATGGGACTGAATCAAATCGTGATGGATACCGGTCATATTGCGGCTGGAAATAATACGCTTCTCTTCGAAGGTTATCCGGAAATTGATGTTGACGGTGCAAAGATTTCTATGGTTGCTGATCCCGTGGATGTGATGGATGCCGCAAACAAGGAATACGTTGATAATGCTGTTGCTGGGGTAAAACCTACTGGAGATTATCTGCCACTGACTGGTGGTACGATGGCAGGCGATATCAATATGGGAGTAAATAATTCCGTTCGTTTCGGTTCGGCGAATTATGCTCTCTATCAGAATGAAGGTACTGGACATTTGGTTCTTACGGGTAACTCCAATACTGACATTGTAGAAATGAACAATATTGGCACGGTTCAGTTTGGAAATGAAACAACAATCCAAAATGTGAAAACTCCTACGAATAACGGAGATGCCGCGCCGAAATCATATGTTGATGGTCAGATCGCAGTTGCTAAAAATGATGTACAAGAACAGATGCAAGGCTATTTGCCGCTCACTGGTGGAAGACTCTCAGGAAATCTCTTAATGGGTACAGGTGCGCAGATTGATTTTGAAGAAGGTGTACATTTAGCATATGTTACAGATTTCGGTTTTGGTGTACAGACAGATGGAGGTTCTGTTGGAATCGTTTCAAATAACATTGTTCATACGGACACCCCGAACGCTCTTGATAGTAAATTAATTACTTATTCCATTAGCGATGTTTCGGTCGTACCGGGCACTACTGTTAAACAGTATAATTGTGATGGAACAGGCTTTCAGCAGATGAGATTTTCTGGATTCCAGAACGTAAAATTTGCTTCTTCTCTGTTGGTAGATGAAGACCCAAGCGAAGCAATGCAGGTTGCGACGAAACAATACGTCGACCAGCATGCTGGGGGCGG